TGCAACACGGACCCCGGGGACGTTAGGTCCCCACTCGTAAGGTCTGAATTCCAGCCGCTTTCGCGGAGCCGGTGGGATGCAAAGACAAAATTCAAAAAAAATGACTGTTCTGCCAGCAGTCGTCTCGCAAAGGTTGCCCGAGCGTGTGTCAAGTTCGTTGCGTGCGAACACCGCGTCAAAAGGATTGCCCCTTTGCCACGTGCAGTGTCATGCGGTTATCTCAGACCCGCAGTACGTGCCTGTTTCGGAGAGGACCTGCCTCTGGAACTTGAGCTTTCGATCAAGACTTCCCAAAAAATCGAAAAGCGATACTGTCGCTCATGTAACGAGTCTCGCGGAGATGTCGTGAAGGAGTGGATAGAAAAGAGATTAGAACCCGTCGATGCCGAGGACGCTGGCTTTATGAAGCGTTTCTCTGCGGCTTTTGGCTGCAACGTCGATCCCGGGTGGAACCGGAGAGAGTACCCGTATATCCCAACGGGTAATTCGACAATTGAGCACTCTAGGTGTCAAGGAGGGAGTTGGAATGTAGAAGAACTTCGGTTCGACTGCGCTCCTATCTCCATCATCTCCTCGGGGAAGCCGCGTATCGTCACTTTGTTTAGTGGCGAGTACACGCGCGTTCTTTCACCCCTGCACCGGAGTCTCTACTCTTCGTTAGAAAGGAAGGGATGGTTGTTGGTTGGGCCTCCTACCGATGACCGCGTGAAATGGTTGAACGGCGATCAGGAATACGTGTCTATAGACTATTCATCCGCAACTGACAACATAAAGCTCGAGTTCGTACGAGCCGCCGTTGACGTTTTAATTGAGAAGGCAGATGGTCTGAGCGATGACCAGCTAGCTTGCCTTTCGGCATTCGCCAGCCTGACGTTTGAAGGTGGTGCTGAGGCTTCAACAGGACAACCGATGGGAAGTGTTATGAGCTTTCCGGTCCTCTGTCTTATTAACAAGACGGTTGTCGATCTAGCTTTGCTCGATCTGCTGGAGAAGGGGGAAATCTCGTTCAAGGAATGGACGAGTCATCGCTGTTTAATTAATGGCGATGATCTTCTATATAGAGAGCTCTATCCCGGGCTAAAAATATATAGCCGCATCTTGGCGAACGGAAGCCGTGTGGGACTCGTGGTCAATGAAGAAAAGACCTTAAAGGACCGGAGAATCGGAGAAATCAATTCCACCGCATTCTGCAACGGTTCGCGAGTTAAGAAAGTTAACTGCGCAGCCTTATTTATGGCGAAGGACGTTACCGACGTTATCGGTCTAGCCCGCGAGTCATCCCGGACGTTGAAGGGATTCAAAAAGCTCGTGAAAAGAAACCTAACTCAGTTAGAGAGACAGGAAAACAAGGTACAGGGATACCTCCCACGACCATTCAGGGAGGTTATGTGGCGGGATCGTAAGATTGCTGCCGCTGTCCTAACAAAGCCATTGTTCGGTAAGGACGAACGCGTGAACCTCTTCCCGGTAACACGGAAACCCGTCGGTTACCAGCTCTCAAGAAAGGAAGAGACAGACACGATCAACGGCGAGGTCTCAAGACTACAGTCGATTGGATCAAAGCAGCCGCGAGGTCTCACAAGACCCGTGTTTTGTCTGGTTGGTGGACAGAAACGAGCGTATGTCCATCGTTCAAAGAAACCCCAGGAGGACACAGTCCTAACTATATTAGCAGTAGCCTGGTGGAAGAAAGAATGGGAGGGGATGCTAACTCGCGATCCCGAAAGGGAGGGCAGAGACCTGCTCTGGAATCTGTTGGATGAGTTCGACGGGGAGCGTAAGCTTTCCGTAATTGACAAAATTGTGCGAACCATCCGCGAGGGTCGGGGTGACCTTAGAAAACCCACGGACGTTTGTTCTACCGATATAGTCGGTATCATGAGGTCTGCAGCTATCCTTAAATGGACTGGGACTCTGGATGATAACTATGTCGCCTTGTAGTTAGGCAC